TAAGCTTCTGACACCCACGTTGCGAGAGAAGCGGTCTGAGTGTTGGATAAGCGCCAATCCGATGTCGTCGGCCGATCCGTTCAGTCAGAGATTCATCGTGCCGTATCAGCGGGAGTTGGATCGGTACGGGATCTACATGGATGACCTCCACCTGATTGTGAAGATCAATTATAAGGACAACCCGTGGTTTCCGGCCGAACTTGAGTCCGAGAGGTTGCATGACTACACCCACCTCCCACGTGCGTTGTATGACCATATATGGGGCGGGGCATTCAATGACAGCATCGAGAACAGCATAATCAGATCGGAATGGTTCGATGCGGCGATAGACGCCCACAAGACGTTGGGATTCGAGCCACGTGGAGCGAAGATAGTATCCCACGACCCGTCCGACTTGGGAACGGACGACAAGGCAGTCGTGGTCCGGCACGGGTCCGTGATAACCGACGCAAAGCTTAAGCACTTTGGGGACGTTAATAAAGGATGTGATTGGGCCGCAGACATTGCGAACCGGGCGAAAGCGGACGTGTTCGTATGGGATGCAGACGGTATGGGGTTGAGTCTGAAACGTCAGGTGTCCGAGGCGTTCACCGGCAAGAAAATCGAGATCCGTCCGTTCCGTGGGAGTCTCGGTGCGTCGGACCCTGGGAAGGTCTATCGACCGGCACGGCACGACACGGCGTCCAAGAGCCAGAATAAAGACGTATTCAAAAATTCCAGAGCGCAGCACTATTGGTATTTAAGGGATCGATTCTACAACACGTATGAGGCTGTGGTTGATAAGAAATATAAAGATCCTGAGGATTTGATCTCGATATCGTCGTCAATTGATTGTTTGCCCCTGCTGCGTTCCGAGGTGTGCCGGATTCCGCGCAAGATCATGGGGAGTGGGCTGATTCAGATCATGACTAAAGCTGAGATGAAACGTCTAAAGATCCAATCGCCCAACTTAGCTGATGCAATGATGATGACGATGATAACGCCCAAGGGACACAATACCGGATCGCAAGAGCCGATGATTTTCGACTCGTTCTGGTAAACAGAGGTGTGCATAGATGGACAATAGAGATTCCGACTACATTGAAATGATCAAATTCTTGGAAGAGTCCCAAGAGGCTGAGTACGATAATCGCCAAAGGGTACGGGAAGCCGAGCATTTCCTTCATAAGCGCGATGGACAGTGGGAACCGGAGATTCTCTCAAGATTTTCGGGCAAGCCGAAGTACACGTTCGATGAATGCAATCCTATTGTCGACGACATCATGGGCGAGATGCAAGCGGCTGAGTTTGGGATCAAGGTACGACCGGCGGGCAACGCAGCTACGATGCAGACCGCTAAACTCTATGACGGCATCATCCGCACTGTTCAGAACATTTCTAAATCGAAAAACATCTTTATGGCGGCGGCAAGGTCAATGGTCGGAACCGGACTGTCCGGCTGGAGAGTTGTCCAGGCATACCGTGATGACGACAGCTTTCAGCAGGATCTGCTCATTATGCCGGTCCACAACTTCGTTGACAACGTGTGGTTTGATTCAGGTGCGGCTGACAGGACAATGGCTGATGCCAACGCTTGTTGGTTGCTGACGTCTCTGACCCGCACCGACTACAACAAGCTCTATCCCGAAGGTTCGGGGGCATCAGTTGGGTCTAATATCAGACAACAGGTCTACGACTATAAAAAGACGGATGAGGTCGTCATCGGGGAATATCTCTATCGTAAAAAGCGTAATCGGGAGCTTGCGCTGATGTCGGACGGATCAATCTACGAGATGAATGAGGAATTTGAGAAAGTCGTGGATGATCTTGCGAGGATCGGCATCACGATTGTCAGGACTCGAAAACGTCCGTATCACGACGTTTACCAGAAGATGTTCGACGGTGGAGGATGGCTTTCAGGCGCAAAGAAGACGGTATTTAACTACATCCCGATTGTCCCTGTGTTTGGAGACTTTTTGATATCGGAAAATAAGGTCATGCAAGATTGAGGAAGGTGCCTTGGCTCCCCGTGGAAAGATCTGGATGACCAAGGATCAGGCCACATCGGATGACGTTAGAAGATCTCTCCGGACTTTGAACACGAACATGGAGCCGGTCCAGTTTTTCGACTACATCGACGGGCAAACCCCTCCTCAGTACATGGGCGCACCTCAAAGCAATCCCGGTCTAATGGAGACATCCGCATCGGCTCAAAATTTCATCCAACGTACTTCAGGCACGTTTGACGAGGCAAGGGGCGCGGCACCGGCGCACAGATCAGGTGAGGCTGTAAACTTGCTACAACAGAAGTCTGATAACCCGAAACGGAAGTGGTTTGCCGCAGTTGAGATAGCGATTGAACACACTTGCAGGATTATGGTCAAGGCGATCCCGAAAGTCTACGACACTCAACAGGAGATGATTCTTACCGGGCAGGACGGAACTACCGAGACCATTACGATCCGAGAGAAAGTAAGAGACTCCGAGACCGGCGAGATCATAGAGCTTAACGATCTGTCCAAGGGGAATTATGACGTTGTCTGCACATCCGGCCCGGCATTCCAGAGTCGCCAACAGGAGACCGTCACGGCCATTAACGAGATGGCGGCCATTGATCCGACGATCATGGAAATTGGGGCTGACATACTCCTATCAAACATCAATGCCCCCGGCATCGACCAGATAGCGGAGAGAAAGCGGCTCCAGATGGTTAATGCCGGTCTCATACCCCCGACTCAGCTTAAAGAAGATGAGAAAAAGATGCTGGCTCAGAAGCAGCAGAGCGGAAACGATATGTCCGCTATCGACAAAGCCAACCTCCAGATAGCGGCGGCACAAGAAGCGGATATCCAAGGTAAAAATGCTGAAAGAGCCGCAAAAGTCCAGATAGAACAGCAGAAACTCCAGCTTAAACAGATGGAGTTGCAAATGAGATCGCAGTTGGAAAACGAGCGATTGGCCCAGGCACAACAGAAACAGATGATCGATGTCTTGGCTGCTATCAATGATCAGGTCAAGTCGCAAGCGGAGACCCTGAAATTGATACGAGAGGCAATGGGTGCGGATGCGGTTGTGTCACCGGCATCCAGCAGAGCGTTTGAGGAGCAGTCTCAAGAACTTGTGCGCTCTATCAATCAACAGAACAACCCTACGGGTGGAATCCCGGCTTAAAGCCCACTCAGGCTAATGAGGAAGATACATGAGCGAAGAAACGAAACAGTCTACTGATACTGAGAATCAGGCGAAAGATGAATTCGACAATATCGATTTTGGCGATGAGGATGTCCCTTCAGAGACTCCCACCGACCAAAGTCCAACCGAAAAACAAGCTCCTGATGATAAGGAAGAGTTCATCAACCAGGAGGCGGTTAACAAGCGGATCAATGAAATAACGTTCCAGAAATACGAGGAAAAGCGTAAGCGAGAAGAGCTTGAAGCTCAATTGGATCAATTAAAGAAAAAGCTTGAAGCTCAGAATAAGCAATCGGAGGACATCGAAATACCGGCTTTACCGGATGTCTACGATGACGACTATGCGGAGAAACTAAAACAGCGTGAAGCTGCCTTGCAGAAAGCCGCAGAGATTAAAGCTCGAAAAGCGATGATGCAGGAGCAGGAACAGCGCATTCTAACCGAGAGGATTAAACGGCAGCAGGATGAGATCTCAAAAAAGGCTCAGGAGATGTTTGATAACGGCAAAAAACTTGGAATTAGCGAAGAAGAGCTTACAAAAGCCGATCAAACTGTCGCCGCCTTTATAAAAGATGCCGGTCTTGCCAAGTTTATTTTAGACCAAAAGGACTCTGCGTTGATAGTTAAATATCTGTCGTCATCCGCCACGGAACTTGAGAAATTGAGTGTCATGGACCCGATACACGCCAGTGTGCGAATCGCAACCAAGATAGCGCCACAGGCGATGAAACTTAAACCGGACATTACGCAAACCCCTGATCCGCTTGAAATCCCGAAAGGGAAACCAGCTCCTCAAGATGACCCTTATTTGAAAGGAGTATCTTTCGAATAAAGGAGCCTGAGACATGGCTAATGACCTGAGTTCCAATATTACCAGAAAACTCCTGAGAGTATTTCTCCCCGCTTTCGAGCGTCAGAGAGTACTCTCCAAAACTGTAAATACTCAACTTTTCCGAGGACGTTTTAATCCATCATCCGGTGATTACGTCGATATTAAACGTCCTCATCAATATCTTTCCAAGCGGACAAGCGACGGTGATATCTCCCTGCTTACCGCTAACTCCATTATCGCAGGTAAGGCGACAGCCACTGTCCAGGACTATGTAACTGTCGATATTGATTGGACAAATAAAGAGGAAGCTCTCCAGCTTGACCAGTTGAATGAGATCCTTATGCCTGCTGCC